GATAATTTTAAAAAACTATATTATAATTCAGATGTCACAAATAGAAATCGCAATGGCCAGACTACAAGTGGATTATATGCTTTGTTCATACCTATGGAGTGGGGATTCGAAGGATTTATCGATAAGTATGGGTTCCCTGTATTCAATACACCATCAGAAGAGGTTGAGGGAATTGATGGTGAACTCATCTTTACGGGAGTCATTGACCACTGGGAAAATGAAGTTGAAGGCTTAAAAAATGATTCAGACGCATTAAATGAATATTACAGACAATTCCCGCGATCGGAAAAACACGCTTTTCGTGATGAAACATTAAATTCATTATTTAATTTAACTAAAATATATGAACAGATAGATTTTAATGAAGAAATGGCAATGGCAGGGCATGTTGTAAGAGGTAATTTTGCATGGAAAAAAGGTGTTAGAGATACTGAAGTAATTTGGCAACCTGCAATAAATGGTAGGTTTTATGTATCTTGGCTTCCTCCGGTAGATTTGCAAAATAGAACAATAATAAAAAATGGTATTAAATATCCTGGTAATGATGGCTTAGGAGCATTTGGCTGTGATTCATATGATATATCAGGCACCGTTGGTGGTGGTGGATCAAATGGGGCTTTACATGGGTTAACAACATTTTCAATGGCTAATGATGTGCCTAATACTAAGTTTTTTTTAGAATATATAGCAAGACCCCAAACAGCAGAAATATTTTTTGAAGATGTACTTATGGCTTTAGCTTTTTATAGTATGCCAGTTCTAGCGGAAAATAATAAACCAAGGCTACTATACCATTTAAAAAGAAGAGGTTATAGAGGGTTCTCTATGAACCGCCCTGATAAAACTAGAAGTAATTTATCGAAAACAGAATTAGAACTTGGGGGAATACCTAATAGTTCAGAAGATATAAAGCAAGCTCATGCAGCTGCTATTGAATCTTACATAGAAGAATATGTAGGGAAGATTAATGAAAATCATGGCACTATGTTTTTCCAAAGAACTCTGGAAGATTGGGCTAGATTTGATATAAATAGAAGAACATCTCATGATGCTTCAATCAGTAGTGGTTTAGCAATTATGGCATGCAGAAAACACATGTACAGACCACATGCTCAACGAGCAGTTAAAGAATTAGATTTTATGTTTTCTAAATATAATAATAAAGGAATAAGAAGTCAGTTAATAAAATAAATATGGCACAACAATTAGGGCAAATTCCCACAGAATTTCCGAGCCAAGCGGTCTCAGATGCTGTAAAAAGAACATTTAAATATGGACTTTCAGTGGCTAGAGCTATTGAACAAGAGTGGTTCAATAAAGATAATAGTATAGGGAGATTTTGGCAAACAAGAGAAGAGTATCATAAACTTAGACTCTATGCAAGGGGAGAACAATCTATTCGAAAATATAAAGATGAATTTGCTATTAATGGCGATTTGTCTTATTTAAATTTAGACTGGAAACCAGTTCCTATAATACCTAAATTTGTGGATATTATAGTTAATGGAATGCAAGATAGATTATTTAGTATTAAAGCTTTTGCTCAAGATCCTATAGCCACTGGTAAAAGAACAAAGTTTGTAGAAAATATTCAAAGAGATTTACATGCAAAAGAACTTTTAGCCCAAATTGAAACAGAATTAGGTGTAAGTGCAAGAAATGTTCCAGAAGATAAATTACCAGCTAATACTGAAGAGTTAGAGCTTTTTATGCAATTAAATTACAAACAAGGTATTGAAATTGCAGAAGAACAAGCTATCAACAATGTTATGCTAACTAATAAGTATGAAGAACTTAAAAGTCGTGTTGATTACGATTTAACAGTGTTAGGTATAGGGGCTGTTAAAAATACTTTTAATAATACCGATGGTATAAAATTAGATTATGTTGATCCTGCTAATTTAATATGGTCTTATACTGAAGATCCAAATTTTCAAGACTGTTATTATTTTGGTGAAGTAAAGCGTATTCAACTTAATGAACTTAAAAAGCAATTTCCTGATTTAGATAATGAAGAAATAAAAGAATTAACTAAAAAAGGATCTAATTGGACTGATTACAATACTGTTGGCACTTTTACTAATAGAAGCCGATTAGATAATAATAACACTATTACAGTATTATATTTTAATTGGAAAACTTGGGAACACAACGTTTATAAAATAAAAGAAACATCATCTGGTGCTTCTAAAGCTATTGAAAAAGACGATTCATTTAATCCCCCAAAAGATAAAAGAACTAGGTTTGAAAGAGTTGCACAATCTAGGGAAGTTTTATATGAAGGCGCATTTGTATTAGGAACTAATACGTTGCTTAAGTGGAAAAAAGCTGAAAATATGGTACGCCCAAATTCTAATACCAATAAGGTATATATGAATTATGTAGTAAGTGCCCCTAGAATGTATAAAGGAAATATAACATCTTTAGTGTCTAAGATTACCCCTTATGCAGATTTAATACAACTAACTCATTTAAAATTACAACAAGCAATACAAAGAATGACTCCATCTGGAGTATATTTAGATGCAGATGGATTAGCTGAAATAGATTTAGGGAATGGAACAAGTTATAATCCGCAAGAAGCCCTTAATATGTATTTTCAAACTGGGTCTATTATAGGTAGATCATTAACAGTAGAGGGTGAACAAAATCCAGGGAAAGTACCTATTCAAGAATTGCCTGGTGGTGGAGGTGGCCAAATACAAGTTTTAATTGGGGCTTATAATCAATACATCCAAATGATGAGAGATGTTACTGGTTTAAATGAAGCACGAGATGGTTCCGACCCAGATCCAAAAGCTTTGGTTGGTGTTCAAAAATTAGCTGCTGCAAATAGTAATGTTGCTACACGACATATTCTTCAATCTAGTATGTGTATTACTGCAACTTTAGCAGAATGTATTGCACTTAGATTTAAAGACGTCCTTAATTTTCATCCAACAAAAGAAGCTTTTATAGGTGCTTTGGGTATGTTTTCTGTAGGATCTTTAGAAGAATTAAAAAATCTAAATTTGCATGATTTTGGAATATTTTTAGAATTAGAACCAGATGAAGAAGAAAAAACAATGCTTGAAAGCAATATCCAAACCGCTTTAAGCGCTGGTAGTATTTATTTAGAGGATGCTATTGATATCAGAGAAATAAATAACATTAAGTTAGCTAATCAATTATTGAAATTTAGAAGAATTAAAAAACAACAAGCTGATCAAGCTCAAGCAGAAGCTGCAAGTGCCGCACAAGCGCAAGCGCAAGGACAAGCACAAATTCAAATTGAAGAAGCGAAAGCACAAGCGGAACAAATTAAAACGGAATCAAAGATTCAATATAGAAGTGCAGATATTGAATTTGAGATAAAGAAAATGGAGGTAGAAGCTAGAACTAAAAGAGAATTAATGCAATATGAATTTGAATTGAATAAACAATTGAAAGAAATGGAATTGCAAGCTCAAAAAGAATTAGCCTCCCAACAAAATGAAGCAAATATTGAAGTAGCAGAAGTTAAACAAACTGCTAAAAGCATAGCGGGACCACCTTCTAGTGGTAAACCTATGAAATCGTTTGAATCTAAAGGTAATGATGTACTAGGGGGTATTGATTTATCAAGATTTGAACCTAAATAATTATTATTTAAACTATTTTATTATATACAATTATGGAAGAACAAGAAGTACAAGTTAAAGACGTTGGGGAAATCAATCCTGACGTAGTAACTCCTGAGCAAAAAGAAGCAGCTGTAATAAACGACGCTGTGGATAAAGGAGAAGTTGCTGAGGAGTTTAAAGTAAAAGAAGAAGACGGGGTTTATAAAGTTAATCTTGATAAACCGCCCGCTGAAGCAAAAAAAGAATCTAAACCTAATAAAGATGCCATACAAGGGGAAACAACTGATAGCGTGCAAGATACAGGAGAAAAAGGATCTGAAAGCGGGGAGAAAACCGAGATGGCATTGCGGGGACAGTCCAGTAAGGAAGAAAAAACCCCTGAAAACAAGGAAAAAGTATTAGAAAAAACTGAAGATAGTACTTCTGATTCTCCTTTAGAATTAATAACGGAGGAGAAAGAAAAAGAAGAAATTCAAGTTTCTAAACAAAAACAAAGTGTTGAAAAAGACACTCCTAAAGAAGAAATTATACAGGAAGAAAAACAAATACTTCCTGAAAATGTAGATAAGTTAGTTAAATTTATGGAAGAAACAGGTGGGACTGTTGAAGATTATGTTAATCTCAATAAGGACTTATCTAAACTTGATAATACAACTTTACTTAGAGAATACTACAAAACAACAAAACCTCACTTAGATACAGATGATGTTGATTTTTTATTTAACAAAAATTTTGGATATGATGAGGAGGCGGATGATCCGTCAGAAGTAAAGGCTAAGAAATTAGCTTTTAAAGAGGAGCTTTATAATGCTCAAAATTACTTTAAAGGAGCTAAGGAAAAATATTATGCTGATCTTAAGTTAAGTAAGCAAAATAATATTGACCCTGAATACCAAAAAGCAATGGAGTTTTATCAAGAGTCTCAGCAACAAACAGAGAAACACGAAGATTTACAAAAAACATTTGTTGACAAAACTGATAAAGTTTTTAACGATGAGTTCAAAGGTTTTGATTTTAAGGTCGGAGAAAATAAATATAGGTTTAAAGTAGACGATACAAAAAAAGTAAAAGAGTTTCAATCAAATATAACTAATTTTGTTAATCAATTTTTAGATGAAAAAGGAGCTGTTGGTGACGCTAAAGGTTACCATAAAGCTTTATTTACTGCCCAAAATGCAGACAAAATAGCAAACCATTTTTATGAGCAAGGCCGTGCCGATGCCATAAGGGATGCTGAAAAGAAATCTAAAAATATTAATATGGAACCTAGAAAAGATGCTTCATCTATTGTAACATCTGGGGGTGAAAAAATTAGGGTTGTTTCAGGAACTGCTTCTGATAAGTTGCGAATTAAATGGAAATAAATAATTAATAACTTAAAATCAAACAATTATGGCTTTTACGTCAGGCATACCTGCTGCTTTGCAACCATCGCAAACTAAAGCACTATATGCCGGAAATTACATTGACTTTACAGCTGCAGGCTTTAGTCAATGGACACAACAATTTTTACCAGATGTATACGAAAAAGAAGTTGAAAGATATGGAAACAGATCTATCGGTTCTTTCCTTCGTATGGTATCTGCTGAGATGCCTTCCACTTCAGATCAAATA